GCTTGATGTGGGTAAATATACTCTATTGTTTGGGTATATGCAAGTTATATATTGTAAATAATTCATTAAAGCCTATAAGTCATTGATTAACCTACATAAACCTATTGAAAATAATTTCGATTAACTCATATAGGGCGTTAAGCCTTATAGATAGCCTTATAGCCTATATAGACAAAGTGCGTTCAATACCTATTGAAAGCCATAGCATTAAAACCATAGATTAGAAAAATATCATTATTACTTTTTTACCCTAAAAACAAGGTATAGAGTAGTTATATATTTATATTTAAATAAAGTTATTCAAAGGGTTTTATTAGTCTATAATACGTAGTAGTTAATCAATGAATTAACAACAACAAAAAACAAAGGTTAAACATTATGAAAGCACGACAAATGAAAAGTAATTCAGGCAACCCCGTTGCAAATCAGTTTATTTTAAAAGACACTTATAAAGACGGCAGAATGAAAGCATTATATTTTCAATCGTATAATAGTATTATTGTAAAGATTGCAAAGGGCAAAACATACCTTGATGAATACTACTGGGATTATTCAAGCACAACGGGTAAGTATCGCAATCAATTTCTTAATGAAAATATAGCAGATACTCGAGGGCAAAACATACCTTGATGAATACTACTGGGATTATTCAAGCACAACGGGTAAGTATCGCAATCAATTTCTTAATGAAAATATAGCAGATACTCGCAAAAAGATTGAAAACGGTGAATATTTTTTAACTAATTTAAACTAAGGGGATATTATGATAAACAATAGCAAAATGAAAGGGTGGATTGTATTTTATAAAGGCAATCAATTAGAATTAGAAGTAAAAGACTTTGACGGTTTATATAGTGCTAAACAATACGCTATAAAACATTTTAAAGTATCAAAAAATAACGAGTGGCGTGTTAATTTAGAAGTGGCATATTAAAGGGGATATTATGCGAATATACAAACAAACAGAAAAACAGAAAAATACCTTTAAAAAAATAAAGTGCTTTAATGATTTGATACAAGGTATTGAGCATTGCAACGGTACAAATCAACACGCGAATTTTTATAATAAAATCGATAGTGATACTGTATCAATAAAGCATTATTATAGATATGGATAAAATCGATAGTGATACTGTATCAATAAAGCATTATTATAGATATGGCAAAAACAAACAAAAACCATTTGTTATGACAAAGGTTAATTTTAATAATTGGTTAAAAAACTTATAAAAGGGGATATTATGACAAACACTTATGGAATTGCAACAATAGACGGTGAATATATAGAAGTATCAAACACAGAACGCGGTGCTAAAAGTTATGCCACCCGTCATGGGTTTAATGATGTTTATATACGATATAACTCAGGCTACAATATACAGTTAATATCTACTAAATTAAAATTAAAATGGGTAAACACTATTTAATAAGTAAACACTATTTAATATTAAAGCACTTGAAAGGGTGCTTTTTTTACACCCAATAGATAAAACAAAGGCTTATATTTTCGATTGTAGGGGTTATTATTATCTTTTGATAGTAGTATCAAGCAATGATTTTAGTATAGACGATAAAAAACCCGCTCAATATAGGCGGGTTATGTTGTGTTGTGGTTAATGTTTAATAGTATAAGTCAATCACTAAGTAAAGGTATAAAGCCAATACAGTAAATGCGAATATAATCACAGTGTTAATTATAGTGTTAATTATAATATTCATGATTTAACCAAGTTTTTTAATGATATAACAGTATCAGTATAATACCTTTCAATATCAGACCAACACCCGTCGTAGTTGTTTACGTTTTCAATCATGCCACCATTATCAATAACAGAACAAGGTAAAAACATACCACCTGATTTATTATTGTTTATGAATGTATCAATCATTGACTTTTGTTTTTTGTTTAGTTTTCTCATAATTTACCCCCTTTAGTTTGTTTTAAGTATTCTATTTTTTAACATTTCAGGTGTTTCAATATCCGATAAATGCATTAAACATTCAAAATAAACCGTTCTTTTATTAATGTTATGTGCTGAATATTCATTAAATAAAATACCAACTTCATTGGAATAACTTGGAAAATCTTTTTTTAATTGTTTTTTGTCATATATCATAATTTACCACCTTTGTTTTAGTTATACCAATAGCAAAATGCCATTGATGTAAACATTATAACACAAATATACACATATACACTATTTATACACTAAGTTATTTTATAATGCCTGAATAAATAATAATGTATGTGTGTAGGTTATAGGGGAATAGGGGGAAAATACTACTACCCATGATTTATTCACATAAATACCCTAATTTACCACAAACTACCATAAGGACACGGGGGGAGGCTCAGTGTATGTTATGTGAAGTTAAATTTACCACCCATAGCACAAGAAACGTAATTTGAAATGCACCGTATTCATTACTGTACTCGGATAATACCGACTTCGCTGACTAAGCGAAAGGCTATCTGCAATAACTCGGTTGTAATGGTTTACTTGTAATAGTTATACTCTGTAGTAACAAGTGGAAAGAGTTAAGGAAGATTTTAACTGATAGATTCAATACCGTCAAGTCCTAATATACATTTAATTTAATGTATTATCTGATATGATGTAATTTGTTTAACCTCTTACTGGGAGATAATTAAATATGGAAGAGAAGAAAAAGCGTGGTAATCCCGCTATGATTAAAGGGCAGATTGCTTATCCTGATAGACCTGTTGGTGGAAGACCTAAAGGTTCTGTTAATAAGATGAAACTTCTTGCACAACAGATGATGACTGACCGTGGTCCTATGATTGTTGAGAAGGTAATGGGTATGGCACTACAAGGTGATGTTCATTGTTTAAAGATGTGTATGGATAGAATACTACCTGTGCATAAAGCTGTTGATTCCTCTAAAACTAAACAAGACTCCTCCTATTGAGAAGTTGGTTAATCCCATTGAGAAAGAAGAAGGTGTTATTATTGCTGAAATAGAAGAGGAAGTTAAATGATTGAGATTAATGATAATGAAATTGGTAAAACCGAAGAGATGAATTTATTAATTGATATTCAAACCACTATCGAAGAACATCTTGAGTCGTTACCTCTTGGCGATAGAGACAAGCCCTTTCATAAAGACATAGTTGCTCATTATGAAAAAATGAATGACTATATGTGGTCATTGATTGTTAAACACGAAGAAGAAGGTGGTGTTCTTAATGTCTGAAATAAACATTGATTTACACCCTGCTCAGTTAGAAATATTCAATTCAGATAAACGGTTTAAGATTGTGGCTGCTGGGCGTAGGTTTGGTAAGAGTCGATTAGCTGGTTAGAAATATTCAATTCAGATAAACGGTTTAAGATTGTGGCTGCTGGGCGTAGGTTTGGTAAGAGTCGATTAGCTGCTTGGATATTGTTGATTAAAGCTCTTCAGAGTGATTCTAAGGATGTATTCTACATTGGTCCTACGTTTCAACAATCTAAAGACATAATGTGGTTGATGTTAAAAGAGTTAGGTGAACCTTTTATTGCCGCAGCTCACGAAAATACCGCTGTATTAACTTTGACAAATGGGCGAAGGATATATTTGAAAGGGTCTGATAGACCTGATACCTTACGTGGTGTTGGTTTGGCTTATGTTGTGTTAGATGAGTACGCTTCTATGAAACCTGTGGTGTGGGAACAGATTATTCGACCTACATTAGCTGACGTAAGAGGTGGTGCTTTGTTTATTGGTACACCTGCTGGTAAAAATCACTTCTATGACCTATATACTGATGCTTTAGATGATGATGATTGGTCTGCGTGGCAATTTAACTCAACGGACAACCCTTTTATTCCTGATGATGAAATTGAGACTGCAAGAAAAACAATGTCCTCTATGTCATTTAGACAAGAGTTCGAGGCATCCTTTGAAACATTCTCTGGTGGTATCTTTAAAGAGTCTTGGTTTAAGACTGAGCCAGAACCCGATGAAGGATACTATGTTATTGCTATTGACCCTGCTGGATTTGAGGCTGTTGAGAAAGAACGTAACTTAAAACGCTCAAGGCTTGATGAAACTGCTATTGCTATTGTTAAAATTGATAGAGATAGGTGGTGGGTTAAAGATATTCTACACGGAAGATGGAATATTAAAGAAACAGCCAAGAAGATACTTAAATCTGCATCGATTGTTGAGTCATCTACTGTTGGTATTGAAACTGGCTCACTTAAAAACGCAATAATGCCCTATTTGGAAGATGAAATGCGTACTCAAGGTCAATATGTATCGATTATTGAAATGAGACATGGTGGAAAGAAGAAAACAGAACGAATTGTATGGGCTTTACAAGGAAGAATGGAACATGGACAGATAACCTACAACGAAGACAGAGATTGGAAACCGTTTGTTTCACAAATGCTTGATTTCCCTAATAGATTATCACACGATGATATGTTAGATGCTCTTGCTTACATAGACCAAGTAAGTGTTGCGGACTTCGCCCACACTATTGAACTAGAAGACGATTGGCAGCCTGAAGATGCTATTGCTGGTTATTAGTAAGTCGTTGATTTTTAACGAAAACTAAAATAGTTGCACTTTATATTTTGTTTATGATATATTACGCCTAAATTACTATACAAATCAATACCTTATGTTCGATAGTAAAGAAACTCAGTACAAAGCCCTATCTTCTTGGCTGACATATAGATTAGAAGGCTGGAGAAACCACAGAGATATTAATTATGTAACACAGTGGGATGAATACTACAGATTATGGCGTGGTATTTGGTTGCAATCCGATAAACTAAGACAATCCGAGAAATCAAGAATCATCGCTCCTGCTTTACAACAAGCAGTTGAGTCATCAGTTGCAGAATTAGAAGAAGCCACCTTTGGTCGTGGTAAATGGTTTGATATACAAGACGATATGTTGGACCAAGACAAGACTGACGCTGAATATGTCCGTAATATTCTACAAGAAGACCTAGAAAAGACTGGTGTTAAAGATGCTATCTGTGAAGTGTTCTTAAACGGTGCTATCTATGGTACTGGTATTGGAAAGATTGTTGTTGAACAGAATATAGAGCGTGTGCCACAAGAAGTTCCTGTTGATGGAACAATGACTACTACTAGAGAATTACTTGAGATACCTATTATTGATGTTAAGGTAGAAGCTATCTCACCCAAAGAATTTCTGATTGACCCTTCTGCTAATTCTATTAATGAGGCATTAGGCGTTGCACACGAAGTTATTAAACCTAGATACCATGTTGTTGAGGGTATTAAATCTGGTATTTATCGTGATGTACCTTTAGATGGTGATTACAATACTATTAGATTTGGATTTGACCCTGAGACTAAGCAAGCTGATGAGTCAGATAACGTAAAGATTACAGAATACTGGGGTAAAGTACCTAAGAGATTCTTAAAGAAGAACAAAAACAATGACGATTTTGAATATACCAAGAAAGATGAGTTAGTCGAAGCGGTTGTAACGATTGTTAATGATGAATACATCCTAAGAGCTGAAGAAAATGCCTTTATGATGGTTGACAGACCTTTCATTGCGTACCAACATGACATTGTTCCTAATAAATTCTGGGGTAGAGGTGTTTGTGAGAAGGGTTATAATCCTCAAAAAGCACTAGACACTGAAATGAGAGCAAGAATTGACTCTCTCGCCCTAACAACTACACCTATGATGGCAGCAGATGCTACTAGATTGCCTCGCGGTGTCAAGTTTGAGGTTAGACCTGGTAAAACTATACTAACGAATGGCGACCCAAGAAATGCTATCATGCCTCTTAATATGGGAGTCACAGACCAAAGCACATTTACTCAGGTCGCCTCACTTCAAAATATGATACAGATGGGAACTGGCTCTGCTGATGTCGGTACTGCTGATAGAGCAACAAGTTCTGGTATGTCTATGGCACAATCTGCTTCAATTAAAAGACAGAAGCGTACATTAATGAACTTCCAAAACACATTCCTTATCCCAATGATTAATAAATCAATGTGGCGTAAGATTCAGTTTGATGTTGAGCGTTACCCTGTATCAGATTACAAGTTTGTACCGTATTCAACGATGGGTATCATGGCTAAAGAGTTAGAAATGACTCAGATGGTACAGATGTTACAAGCTATTCCTAAAGATTCACCTGCTTTCAATGTTATTCTATTGTCAATGATGCAAAACTCATCAATACATAATAGAGACCAGATTGTTCAGCAACTTACACAAGGTAATCAACCTAATCCTGAGCAACAACAGATGCAAGAGTATCATCATCAACTACAGATGGAACAAGCAAAGGCTGATATTCAAAAAACATTGGCAGAAGCTGAAGAAGAAAAAGCTAAGGCTATTAAGTGGCAAGCTGAAGCAGCTGAAAAGATGCCAGACGAAATTAAGATACAAGAAAAGATACTTAAATTACAGAAAGATGCTATTGCATTAGAGAAGACTAAGGCAGATATTGCCAGTAAGAACATGGACACTGAAAGAACATACCCTGAAGTTGACCATTTACGTTCTGAGACTGCTTTGAATATGGCAAACGCTAGAAAGATTGCACAGGAAACAGAAATTA